AGTATCATATAAACGTCTATTTCTCTCTAATTGCTTTTCAAGTAAGCTATATTCTCTATCCAGTTCAGCCTTTTCTTTATTAAATGCTTCATCGTTGTATCTCTCAATTATATCCAACTCTTGCCGTTTATATTTGAGTTGAAGATTTTTGACAGCTTCTGCTCTTTCTTTACGAATGGTTTCAATCTTATCAGCATTACCTTGAGCAGCTTCAATACCTCTTTTATAGTAATCCTCTAAGTTATTAAAGTCTTCTTCATAAGCTTTACGATTATCATCCAGTTCTTTAGTTCTGGCATCTTTCATAAAGTCCAAATAATCATCAGTATATTTTCTGAGAGCATCTAAGGCTTCTTTATATTCTTTTGCTCAATCAGTTTTAGCACCTCCACCAGAAGTTATAGAACCAAATATTCCAGAATACTCTTGTTCAAGTTTGGCAACATCTTCAAACATCTTTTTGAGACGTTCATTCATATCCTTCTCCATCTGATCAAGATCCTTCTTAGCTTTTGCTCTATTCTTTTCAAGATAGCTTTGGGTGACTTTGGAATGCATATCTGGCTGTCCTATGAATTGCCCACTAGCTAATTTCTGTCAGAACGTTAGTTTTTCGCCTTTCTGTTCTCTATCGTAAGCATCATTTAAATACTGTTCATAGATTTTAATTGCTGCATTTTCGGTTGCTTGAGCCTTAGCTCTAGCCATTATAGCATTAATGTACTTGTCTGTATTATTTACAAATACATCTTCTGCCTTTTTAAGATCGTCTATAGAAATGCCAGTTTCTTTGATTTTCTCGCTGTATTTCTCTAAAAACTTCCTCTTGCTTTCAGCAGAATCACCAAGTTTGTTATATGCTATTGCAAGTTCTTTGAGGACTACAACTTGTTTAGAACCAATTTGATTTGTAGATTCAGAAATTTCCTTGTTAATCTTTTTTCATTCACCAGCCTTCTCTATAAGTTTTCCAATGTAATCTATCAGCTTAACAATAGCTCCAATTGCAAGTCCAACAACAATAGAATACATTGCGGTTTTCATTATTCCTCCCAAAACTTTTAGACCTTTTGCTAGTCTAGGAACAGTCTTCTCGAATTTAGACATTCCAACTTCAGCTGCTTCTATTTCTGTCCGTAACTTAGCTATTTTATCATCAATTTGGTCAATTTCTTCAGCTGCTTCGTTTACTGCTTGCCTTTGGTCAGTCATTATACCAACAATATTCTGCATACTAGCTTCTTCAAGCTTTAGATTAATTCCAAGTCTTTGCATTTCTGCATTGAAAGATTTAATCATTGTTTCTTGATCAGCACCACTGGCACTAATAAGCTTCATAGCATTACTTATCTTGGTATATGTATCTTCAACAATACCTAATGCTTCCTTTTGCTTTTCAAGGTTTTTAATTGCATTAAGCCTTTCTTTATTTAGGTCTTTTTCTTGTTGTAATAAAGCAGGATAATAAGTGTTAACTTGTTTCCCAAGTTCTTTATTCTCCGCTGGAATTACTTGGTCTCTACCTCCACTAGCAGAAGCTGAAGCAGCAGAAGAACTACCCTGACCAGCTCTATTAACTTCATTGATACTTCTGAGCTTTGCAGGATCAACACCGTTAATGCCTTTAACGATATTGGTTACCTTTCTCTCAATTGGATCCAAGAAAGAGAACCAACTTTTAAACGCAGCACCAATCTTTGGTATATCCCTAATTAGGCCAGTAATTCCATCAAGTCCTTGTATTAATTGGATTGTTCTTTGGACTTTAAGCATTGCCTTTTGAACATCTTCGTTCTTATCGGCAAATAATCCAACGGCAGCATTTAAAGCAGAATATGATTTACCTAGATTACTTGCAAACTTTGCAAAGTTGAGCATATTCTGCTGATTAGTCCTTGATAAATCTCTTACTTGCTGTTGTACTTCATTATAGCTCTTTTGAGTCTGAGTCAACTTTCTAAGGGTTGACTCAAACTCTTCAGAACCTACAACAGCTTTATCTAATTCACTTTTCAGTGATTTAATTTCATTCCGTAGATCCTTGATAGATTTTCCACTATTTTTGGTATCTACTCTTATAATTCTAACTATTTCCTCAGCCATTTCTAGAATGTAGTTACACCATTAACGTAATTATTAACATCTTGTACCTTTATGAATTCACATCTAACAGTAGCATCACTGTTTACATCATAACTATCTACTTTGTTTAAGACTCAAATGGCATTATCGAAGAAATAGAACTCTCTAAGGAAATCTTGATTCATATTGTCAAGTTTAACGAAGCAAGTAACCTTTTTTGTATCTATGTTAAATTGATCGTTATAGAACTTCTTCCAGAAATTAGCATATATTGTAGCATCTTCGGAGTAGTTCATATTACCCATATAAATCTCCTTCGGAAGTCCAAAATCAAGTGAGTAAGTAACATTACTACTTGTGTCTATAGAACAATTCAGATACTGTGGAAGTTGATTGACTTTAATTGCAATCTTTCTGTTATTTATATCGTATTCACTTTCAGTGTAAATGAAACAAGGATCACTATCGTTTAGTTCATCCATTTCATCAAGATTATCTGTAATTCAGAAATTAATACTGTTTCCAGATAAGTCTGTCATTGGTTTGATTCCATTTCACATCAATAGTGCAGATTCGATTTCAACCAAGTTCTTTTCATCTGTATCCAAACTAAAGAAAGATGATTTTGCCCAAACATCCATTCCTCTTCCATATCATTCTACTGTTCTGGAAGCATCAATAAGATTTCTACCATATAAATCAATACTAGTAGATTCACTGCCATTGAACAATTCATAAGAAGCATTATCTGCCAATCAAGCTGGAACTGGATTCCAACTTGAGTCATAGAAGTTCCGGAATAATCTATCAGAATCAATTACTGGAACTATCTGTTGATAAATATTTTCATCATAGAAATTGTCAGAATCGTAGTTGAAGTTGTATCCAGTAGATAAACGTTGCTGTCCGTACTGTTGAGTATATTGTGATTTGTATCTCAATGCATCTTTAGTCTCTGGAGTATTCAACTGCATTAGATAGTATTTCTTATCAAACAGAATCGGAGTGATTGTTAGGTCTTTTGAATAATCTATTCTCTTGGATCAATCATTTACTTGGCCATTAAAGAAGGTATTTCTGGTACAGATAAAAATAGACTTTTCATATCTATCTTTTATGAAGTACAATCCAAATAACTTAGTATAATCAAGTAAGAAGTCAGCAGGTGTTTTATCTGTTTTAAGAACTGATTTCTTTTCAAACGCAAACCCTCCAGTAGTAGTTTCATAGTTGTTTAATTTGGCTTCACCAGCAGTTAGTACATTTTCACCCCAATAATCAGTTTGTGCTTTAACGTTATATCCTCAAGTAGAAGAAACATAGAACTTTTGGTCACTAACTAATGCCGGATTACTTGATCCGATATCAATCTGAGTAACTAAGAATATGCTAAATCTTTGGCTAACCTTACAGTTGTTAATCTTTAGTGTGAATTCGTTTTGTTCACTATCTGTCTGGAAGTAATAGTCATAGTCAGTTGATTTCTTCAAGTTACCAACTCGTCTATTAACTGTAGCATTATCAAATGGCTTTATTGGCTGAGAATACTTACTCCAATAAGTATCTTCTATTTGTTCTACAGTAGAATAACCCAAGAATTCATTTGTGTCAGCATCAACAACAACCAAGTAATTAGAATAAATTTGACGATACATAAAAGCACCACCAGATCCAACTCTACCATAAGAGAAGTTCATTGTTTCTGCACCAGCTCCTTGTTGTGGAAGACTGTTTAAATGGCATCACATTCTAAATGAGACATTTAAATTGATTGTTGTAGTTGGAGTCCAATCATTAATTGTGATAATTCCATTTGAATCAACCGTTGTATCTGGAATGGTTATTCCAACACCACCAGTAACGAAGTTTTTACCATAATTTGGATCAACCTGAGCATACTTATATGATTCAGTATTTATCTGATAGATGTTGTTCAATGTTCCAATTTCTTCATCTGTCACATTTTCGTTAGATGTTAATAGAGGTAGAGCAACAAATGTTTTAGACCAATAAGGATTACGTTCATTAAAGAACGTTTCATCATAAGTGACTTTGTATCCAGAGTTCTCTTCTCTACAAATTGCTTGAATTAACTTGCTTACTTTAATGGCTGGTCTTTGATAAAAGCTTCTTAAATCCCTTGTTTCTCATTCAGTATAAGATCCATCCAATGTTGCCAATCCAAAACCATTTACAGTAGTATAAGTTGTACCTCCATCTTCTTTTGAGGTTGGGAATATTTCAGTAGTTAAACCATTGGTATTTACCAAACATTTAGAAGAATCAAAATCATCATATACACCATTATAGGCAGGAATGAACGTAATAGTATCGGTTAATTGATTACCTTCAACGTTAAAGTCTTTATTAAAGCATTTGTTTACAAACTCTTTGTTGACTTCAAAGTTCATTTCATCCTTTTCTTCAAGTACATTACCGTTTTCATCCTCAATAAAGTAACGGATATCGGCTAGTGATTTTGAAGTTCCATCTTCTTTGTATTTTAAGCCATAGAAGAAGTCACCAATACCACCATATAAAGTGATATTATATGTTATGTTGTTCTCTTGAATAGAGATGTCATTTAATTGCATATAACCAGACTCAACTAAGTCTGCATCTTTGAAAATTTGGAAATCTACTCGTTTAGATGGATCGAAGTTAATTCCATTGAGTTGTGGATTACCAGTTCACTCTTCATAGTGCTGCATTCTATCCAATTTGTAGATTTCTCCAAATATCTTATTATTGTTCTTAGTGCCGGGAATTGAGATTGTCTTAGAGAAGCTATTCTTCACTAATGTAGGGTTACTGAAATCCTCTAGTTGATAAGTCATTGGCAAAGAAATACCATCTGTACAATCAACTAATTTGTTTGCTATGTACAATCTTATATCTTTCATAGTTAATCCTCCTTATATTGTCAATTGTATCCAGCACTTTTACAGCCTTTTTTACAAGCCTGCGATATTGATGTAGGATGTCTATTAACTGCCATTGCAGCATCTTTTATACTAGGATATTCCATAATAATCGTCCCATTATCTATTTGAACAACTGCTCTTTTGATATGATTCTCTACTATCTTGGCTTTTCATTCATCAGAAAGTTTTCTTCCAACATACTTCCCAGTATTAGCTTTTGATATCTTTTGTTTTCTCTCTTCTGAACATTTTAAGCCATAGGTTCCATCTCCACCATCTGTTATATTATAAGAAATCCCTTGCTTTTTGTAATAATAGATTAAGTCTTGTTCAATCATTTTTGCTTCTAGTTCTGTTAGATTATCAAAAAGAAGTTTATGTTCAATATTATCTCATCCGTATTTTTTGATTGCATTATAAAAGTGTCTGCACTCAATGTAACTTGATCCGTTTCTTCACCTTCTTTTTAAACTCTGTCTGGTGATGCCTATATAAACACCACCAGACTGAGTTTTGTGCATATAAACTTTATAACTCATTATTTGCGTAATTTTTGATTAGATTCCTCAACTGTTATTGTGTAGTAGTAAGGTTTCTTACCATTGTTAGTATAGTTCAAATAATCACAGCTAGAGTTAGTAATAACAACTGGAATTATTTCATTAGTTTCAAGATTGTGCAAGTAAACCATAGTAGATTCAAGTAAATGATACATCTTTGAACCATTTACATTGATTCCAGTATTTAAAGACCAAGTAGGAGTAATATTGTTCTGATAATTGATCTTACTGAATTGAGATTGGTTAGCAGACTTTTTTCTGTAGTTTAAATGCTCAATATTATCGGTCTTTCTGGAAGTTCCATTACATAGTAAAGAATCCCATCCACCATAAGCATTTGAGTAGTAAAGAACATAATCACCAGAAGCGATCTTGTAATTAAGTCTGTTACCATCAGCTCCAATTACTGAAACACCAGCATTACAATCGAGAATATACTTTCCAAGTCTTGTCATTACAGTTCATCCATCATTCTCTTTAAGAGCAGCATAAACTCTACCATTAACAGTTATTTGATCATAATTGGTTGATAAGAAGCTGACTGGAAGTCATTGTCTCTGGTCAACTCTGAAGTCAATCGGATCAGATAGCCAATAATCAGTATCTTTATATGCCCAAGAGTTATAGAAGGTTTCAATATATTTGTCACCAGTATTAACTTCCATAAAGAAATCCTTGGAATAGTCTGGAATCTGGTGAATACCATCAGTAAAGTAAATGCCATTACCAAGATAGTTGGAAACAGCTTCATTTATAGACCAAGTAATCTTAGAATTATCCGGATACTTGTAAGCTTTTCCAGAATAGATTATATCACCATCTAAGTTGATATGATATTCTATAAATGAGTCTGTTGTTGCACTGTTTGAATAGTCTTTTCATATTGGACTAACCTTTGGTTCAACACCTTCTTCCTGAATAATTCTGGCTGTTAATGTATTATATGAACCATCTTGAAGAAACATCACAACTGCTTCTCTTTCTGCTTTATGCGTATTTAATGGAACCTTCACATAAGGATAACCATCCGAAAAAGCGATAGTTGGTTTAGCACCTCATATACCAGTAAGAACAAAACCAGAAATGCCATATCCAATATTTTCTGTTCCTTTATATGAATTGATAATGTAGTAAACGTTGTTAGCACTTGCTTCAATGCGTTTTACTGATTGAGAAGCTGGCTGCAACATAAATACATACGGCCCACTGGATGCATTTGTTCCTTGAATAACCATTGCAGAATTTACAATTGTTTCTCCAGTAGATGTAATTCCAGTAAAGGTTATGTATGAATAAAGAGCATTATTAGAAGTGTTCTCTGGATAAGTCACTGTATAAGTATCACCGTTTTGAGATCATACTCCATTTAATGTACCTCCATTAGTAACCGAAATAAGTGTAGTATTCTCAGCTTCTAGTTTAACGCCTTCACTACCTGCACTATATCCAACATTTCTTATTTTATTAATAAAATAAAGGTCTCTGTAAACACTATGTCCTTGCTCATCCCGAAGTTTTGGTAATTGACGCATATCAATCGTAGCAACCTTTGGAATGCCATCTTCATCAGTTCCATAAAGGTAGAATGTTCCAGTTATTTCTTCATAACCTGAAGTACCGCAGTCAAAGAATATCTTACGATTATCTTTATCTATTCAGAATGTTGGATTAAGGAAATTATCATTTACAAAAACACCATATATTGAATCAGGATCAATCTTATCTAATGCATATTCTATTACAGCGAGTGAATTACAAGAACCAAGTACAATACTGTTATCAACTATGATTCCACCACCAAGTCCAAACTTAGATAGGGTAGCAGTAGCAGTAACCGTTTCACCAAGTTCGCTTGTGCCAGTAATAGTGATTGTATCCATTAACCAATCCATTGATAAGTTATCTCCAGTAACTATTCTTAGAGTATTTCCATCTAAGGTATAAGAAGTAACATCAATAGGGCCATCTATTGAAACACTTAATCCACTTACTTTGGATGTAGTGATAGTAAAGTTTACAATAGCTTCATCATAAGAAATCGTCTTAGATGATGGTTGAATGTTAATATAAGGATCAATTCCATACTGAGTTATTGTAATAGTTGTTGTTCTAGTGATTCCATTTGTATCTTGTCCAGTAATAGTAACCGTAATTGTTCTGTCAACTCCAGTTGTATTTGCTGAAATAGGAATGGTTAATTGAGTTTTATCAGCATTAAATGTTCCAATAGAAGATGTTACTGTAGATGGATCCATATTATTAAGTACAACGTCTATAACAAGAGTTTGTTCACCCTTCTTAACTGTGTACTCTGTTTTATCTACTATTATTTGGCCTTCTTTACCATATTTTATGATTCTAAATGTAGTAGATCTTGTCTCTCCGGCATATTGTCCTTCTGTAACTGTTCCAGTTACTGTAGCTGTAGAGTATTTTGGATCGTTAGTCTCATTATCTTCTGTAGTAAGATTAATGTTATATCCTCCAGTTGTAGCAGATATGGAATGATTGGTAATAACAACATCTCCACTAAAGGTTACAGATAGGTTTTCAATTCCGTTTGTAGCAACAAATGCTGTAGCATCAGCTCTATTATATGGAATGCTTACGTCACTAGCAACAATAGTCGGATCAACTCCAGTCTGCAATAATATAGCAGAACCAGAAACTGAATTTCCATAGATGTCGATTCCACTAACAGTTATTGTATTGGACTTTGTTGCAACAACTGTACTTTCATTATAAACTACAATTACATTATTTTCAGTTAATGTAGCACTTACTATTGAACTTCCAGTAAAGCTAGACTGTAATGTAGATAAATTAACACTATCAGTAGTTATTGTATAGGAAACAGAACCACCTTCTCTATTTACAATCCTTGATGCAGGACTAAGTTCAATATAAGAATCATAAGGTTTTTGAGTAACATTTATTGTTGCTATTATCTGTTTACCTTTATAGTCAGTTCCAGTAAGAGTAATTATTCCAGTTAAATCACTTTCGGTTGCATTCTCATTGGCAGTAAATTCCAACTTTGAATTGTTTAAAGCGACACTTGAAAAACTAATTGAACCAGAAGTTGATATAATTAGTTCGGTAGTTATTCCATCAGTTGTGACATCAACTGAGAACTGACGAGGGGATTTTGGAATAGTTAATGAAGAAGGGTTAACTTCAATAATTCCATCTGGCCCATTCTTATGAAGGATTGCAGTAGTTGTTAGAGTATCACCTTTAACGCCAGTAGCAGTAACAGTAATTGTAGAAGTCTTTATTCTACGTTCATTATTATCTGCTGTTGTTAGAGTTAATATATGGCCACCTTCTCTTTCAGAAAAACTATAACCAGTAATAGAAACACTACCAGAATAGGTACATTGAAGATTAGTGACATTGAAATCATCTATTCTAAATGATACCGTTGATTCCGTCTGTTCAATTGTCTTTTCTGTATCAAGAAATTCCAAATAAGATAGTCTTTCTTGATTAATTGTAGCAGTTTTAGTGATTGTTAAACCTTGATAATCAGTTCCAGATGCTGTAATTGTTTCAGACTTGATTACTGTGCTTCTGTTCTCACCATATTCAACATTAATTCTTGAGCCATCAATTGCAAAGTTTGTAATATCCATATCACCACTATGAGTGATTGAAATAGGCTGAGTCATATAAGAATCAACAGAATAGGTAAAGTAAGTAGATCCAGCTTCACCATCAACATTTCTAACTGCAGGAGTAATTGAAATAACTCCGGGAATACCACATTTTCTAACCCAACGGAAAGCTTCATCACCTAGAATGTGTCCGCTATCCCAATCGTTTTTACCAAACTCTGTTGTTGGAGTTGCAGAAACAACACCTTTATTAGAAGGAGTGTGTGTGTTATTAACATCTGTATTGACTACGAGAGTATAATGAGTATCGTCTAACTTTATAACATTTCCAGAAACATAATGTTCCTTAAATGCATTTGAGAAAAGACTGTCCTCAACATACACTCCATCTAAAGAGATAATACCTTGACATTCTACTTGGAATGTTGTGCTTGTCTCATTATAGAGTATATTTACCGTATCTTCGGAGAATGGAATAAACTTCAAATAAGGATTATAAGGTTTTTGAGTAACCGTATAAGAATCACTTACAGCAGTTCCATTATAATCAACACCACTAAGAGTAATAGTTCCAGTAAGAGTATTATTAGTTGTATTCTCATCAGGAGTAAACACCAAATAATGGCCATTTTCATAGTCTTTTAATTCAAATGTTCCAGAAACGTCTCCAGTAATAGAAGGAGTTAAGTCCCCATTAATCATATCATAGACAAACTGAGCATCTTTGTGTCTATAATTAGAATTCTTAGGTACTGTAATAGAATCATCATAGAAACGAATTGATCCCGGTCTAGTTCATTGACTAAAATAGATAGAATATACAGTCGTAGATGTGCCAAACGGAGTTGTAAAAGAAACACTTAATTCGGTTTGATTTGTTCTTTTACTGGTTGTGTTATTATTATCAAAATAGATGGTTCCAGTATATTGATTATCGGAAACATTTTCATACTCAAAAGATGAAATATAATTAGTTATTGAACGCTTTATTAAATCTATTTTCTCTGTATTCTTAGCAACAAAAGTTATAGGAAGATCTTCATTATAACCAATTATAGCTCTATTTGACGTTGACGTTTGTTCAGGAGAAGTTATGTGAAAATATCAACCCTCACTAGCTTTAACTTGTTTTAGGATTAATTGGCCACTTCTAACAGTCCCGCCATAGTCTGTAGCACTTACAGTGATTGTTTCAGTTAATCTGTTCTCTGTATTATTGATATTAATAACGGCATTTACCGCCTTTTTATCATAGGTAAGTAGATATCTGTTAACAATAGAATCTCCAGATGTTGTAACTTGTAAAGTGTCTAAATCTACATCAGTTGCTGTAAATCTATAAGATGCATCTCAGAAGTTATTATTATCCCAAGTTTGAGAATTAACTCATTTTTCAGATTGAGCAAATTCAATAGAACCAACCGGAATGCCTTCGACTTGAAGTGCACAAGAAGGTCACATATAAACAGTAGAAGAAGGCACAAAATTATCCTTTGCTGCTATATGAAGATTTGCAATCGTTGTGTCATAAGTGGTATTTCTCGGAAAAGTGATTGTTACTTGAATCTTGCCATCAACCCATTCCGCTGTATAAGGTAAGTCAGATTCAACCCCATCTTTGTACCAAGAAACTCTAGTAACTTCAGTAAGATGATATTCAGTAAACTCTGGAGAATCAAGAGTTTCTTTATTAATAAGAGTAAATGTTTTAGTGTCACCTTGCCAACTAATTACAATTGGATTTGTGGTATCACCGTAAGGATCTGAGAAGAATTCTCCATCCTCTATAGATTGAGTAACTGGAATCTCTATTGTTGATACATTACCTTGTCCGTCAGTTCCAGTAAGAGTGATTGTATCTGTTATAGGAGTATCTTCACCAATAATTCCAGTATTAGTAAATACACTGATATATGTTTTGCCATCCTGCTGAATTAAACGAATATCGAAAGCACCACTATTGTGAGTCAACGTAATGTTTGCAAAGTCAATGTGCTTATAAGTTACTTCATTGAGATATGTTCTACTCCCATTTGCAGGAAGAGTCATTTCTTGATACTCAACAGATAAACTACCAACTGGAACAGCTTGATTTACTACAACACCAGCAGATTTATTCCCATTGTTTATGAAAACCCAGTTTTCAAGTTCTCCACCTTGCTCATTTTCAGGTAAAGTTACAGTAACATTGTAACCACTTTGGCCGGGAATTGGAGGCAAATAATCAGCATTTGCATTAAGGTCTATGTCTCTAAATCCAGCAGGAGTAGTCACACCACCTTTAGTGTAAGCGAATGGAGTATATTTATAGGTTCCAACATAATAAGTATCAAGATTATATGAGTTCCCACTAGTCCATTTTGATAGATATCTAAAGCCAATTGTAGTTATATTTGCAGCATCTGTATAATTTGAATCGGTGAACTGAACGTTTCCTAAATCATATACATCGGATACAACCAAATAAGGAGTAGTGGTTCCAGAAGTTACAAATTTTGGAAGTTTAACACCAGAACTGTTTTTAGTAGGAGTACCATCTACAACACCATCAACATAAACCCATTCTCCAAAAGTCAATTCTCCTGCTTGAGCAGCTGCTTTAAAGTCAGCTATAGTAGCAAATCTTCTAGTTATATGTGGAGTATAAACTGGATTTAAATCTGAATTAAGTTTGGTTACTGTATAACCAGTTCTATTAATTGCATATCCAGCTACACTAAAGTTAGATGAATTGTCATTTGTCCTTACATAGAAAGTAGCATTCCCACCATCACCAGAAAGAGTGTCTGATACTTGACTAAGGCCATTAGAGAAGTAAAAATCATTAGTGGCTTTCTGGGTAACGGTTCATTCGTTGGTATATTCAGTTCCAGTACCATATTGATGTACAGTTAATATACAAGTGGCAACTCTATCTTGGCCAGTTGTATTTTCAGTGAAAAACACACCAACCATATTTTTATCAATATCGGTTATTCTTTCTGCACCAGTAACAGTATATGACCAATTAGAAGACCTTTGTTTATCTATAGCCAATTTAAACCAGAATGAACCACCTTGCTTTGGAACTACGTTTGTTTGAGGAAGGATTACTAACCCTCCATCATAAGGATCCGGAACAAATGCAGTATTGTTTTGTGCCATATTATAATTGTCTTAATTCGTTATCTAATTGTTTTTCAAGTGATCTTGTAATACCTTCCTCTAAAGGAGTAAGATCAATTTCATCTAATGTGTTATTGAGATAGTATCTAGGTTCTATCCCGTCTCTTGCAATCTTTCTAGAGATCAAAAAAGTCAATTGCTCTAAAGTAGGAATCTTTCCATTTGATTGAACTGTTGGAATTACTGGCTTTACTTGAATTCACTTTCTAATGGCATCTATGTTTGGGAAAGTTCCCGGTAATCTACCATATTCCAGATACTTTCAGTAGTCTTGAATTTGTAGAGTTACTTCATAGATGCCATCTTCAGCATTAACTTGAGTTGTTAAAGAGTTACCAAGTAAGCCAGTAGCATTTGATCCACCTTCGTAAAGCTTCCTTCTGTAAGAGTCAATTATTTGATTTCCATATTGCTGTAAAATGTGTAATAAAATATCGTCTTCCATTAGTGTTTACGTTTTCATTGCTCTATTTGTCTCTTTTCTTCATTGGACTTGTCTATCAGAAAACATATAACGTTCAAGAATACCATTGCTTTTATCTTATATGTTTCAAATCAACTGATTCCAAGTTCCTTACTTACTGAACTCACTCAGCTAATCCATTCTCATTTAGCTCCAAAAGAGCTAGGTGAATCTTCACCATCTGATCCATCATTTCTTGTTTCTTCTGTGGATCCTTCTCTTTTCTGTACATCTTCTTGAGAATCTTTTTGGAAGAGTTGAGGGTATCCTTCATTAAGTCCAGTAATAGCCTTTGAAAAAAATACATTACGTCAGAATAAGCATCTAAAGTAAGATTTTCCCAAAGTAAATCTGAATTATCAACTTCTCCATATTCCTTACCGTCCTCAATAAACAAAACATTTAAAAGAAGCTTATGGTCACTTCGTTTAACTAACTCTTGAAAGTCAATATACTGAGCAGTAGTAATTTTAGAAACATCCAAGATCGGTTTAAACTTCTTTCCAGCTACCACATATTCCTTTTTAGGAAGTTTGGGTTCATAAGGTTTTTGAAGAAACTTCAATTCATCTAAATACCAACTAAATCTAATGATTGGAATGTCAGCTGAATCAATTCCCCAAATGCAATCAATTAATCTGGAATTAAGTTCTATTGCATCCCCTACATCATCTTTTAGAATGTCTAGTATTTCATAATACTTTTTAACTGTAATTTCCTCTCATTTCATTATACAACACTAATATTATAATTACCCAGAGTTCCTTTGTAAGCCTTCCAAGCAAGCATTAAAGCAATCACCTGATCATCATTACCAACTGATGCATTATATGTAACTACGTTGGTTTTAAGGTTTACATCAGCTTGATATTTTCTGAGTTCATCAAGCATCTTTTCATCTCCAAGTATTTTTATTTGTTTATTCTCTAAAGCCAACTGGAGATTGGTTACTAAATCCTTTTTAGATGAATTAGTGGTTGTTCAGTTGGTTATAGGACATCTAATCTTCTTTTTAAGCATATCAATATAAACAGCACCAATGGAGTTCTTTTCAGCAAGAATCTTCACTGTATTGTGACTGTTGATTATATCAGCTAACCATTCTACTTGTTGAGTAGGTGGCATATCCTTGATTCTTTTTATGAATAGTTGTTCTCCGTCCTCATTAATTCCACATATAGCAGTGTAGTCGGAACCAGAACCTGATGCAAAGTCAATTCCAATGTAAACCTTACCTTTCTTAGATGGAACACCAATGCAATTCTCTAAGTTGCTGAATAATAATCCATTTTCAGTAATGAATTGTCCAAGATACTCTGACTTGAACTTATTTGGAGATAACTTCTTTCGGTATTCTTCAAGTTTGGTCGCAGATAAGAACTCAGAAGTGTCATATTGGTTCCAATCTAAGACAAGTTTATTCAGTCCTTCAGAGATGTATTCTTCATAAAAATAACCTGATGTAAACAATGGAGTTGAAATTATCATCAGGTTAGCATTGTTAGCATCTATTGTAGGTAGGATAGTCTCAATAATTTCATCTGGTATAAAGGCAGCTTCATCTATAATCAAAATTCCGGTAATAGTATCACCTCTAAGATTGTCACCTTGAGCAGCTGATTTAAACATTATTTCAGCTCCATTGAGGAATTCTATTGTCAGAGTTGATGCATTACAAGAAGCAAGTAGTCCAGATCTTGAAAGTGCTTTAGTTATCTGTTTGAAAACTCTTCTACATTGGTTCAAAGAAGGTTCCAGAATGGCATTTACTTTACCCATAGAACAGTAATTCAAGAGAACTGCTGTTCCTAAGAAGTTTTTACCAACTTGCCGTTTAGCTTTTATTACAAGAACCTTTCCTTGATTTGGAGAATCTGCAATATAATCGTATGCTTCTTTCTGTCAAGCCTTTAATTTAGGATATTTTACCTTCATACTAGTTGAACTCAATAACAAATTCGCCAGCAGATAAATCAACTTCCTGCTTTTGTACATTAAGTCCAAATAACTCAGATTCTTGTTTAAGAACAGTCGCTGCTGTTTTTAAGTCACCTTTATCAACAGCTTTGTTTCAAAGGACTTCATATCTATCTGCAATTACAGCTTTAATTTCACTAACAAAAGGTTCTTGCTGTTTTTTGAGTTCTGCAAGAGCCTTAACAAAGTCAGAATTAATTGTGGATTGTGATACTCCACATTCATCTTTAAGAGTCTGTTGGATCTGCTGTCTGTTCTTTCCCTCCGCTAACATTTGGAGTATCTTCTTCACCCTTTGCTGTGCATCCAGCGGAGTTCCCTTCGATTGATTGTTTGTATTCTTCATAAGGTTTGTACAATTTTCTACATAGGGTTAAAATACAACTTCCGCAATTCTCATTCATAGAATAAATCTGTCCAATTAATCTAGAGTAAATTTCTCTCATTGTATGGACAACTGCACTAGACATAGACTTGACATATGCTGAATTTGAAGCGGATTTTAATCTATCTTCATATTGCTTCAAAAAATTGAATTCTTGTTCATTTAATTTCTCCATAAAATATAACATTTAGTTAAATAGTTCGTACATCTTTTCTACAAGCCAAATAAGGCCATCTTTTATCGCTATTAGAATATTTGCAATTACTGGGGTTAAGAAACTCAATATGCAGACATATAAAAGCATAAACCAACTGAAAGTTCCAGTAATCAGCAAATAAGCAAGTCCACTCCAAAACGTTGCACATAAAGAACAACTAAACGGTTTTGGAATTCGTCAATCAGTGTATTTTACTTTTGGATATAGTTTCTTCCAGATTCATTTACTGATATTATCTATAAATCCAGACAAATCAATTATAAAAACCAAAATAACTGCAATGTAAAAGATATTTAACATAGTTTTGCTCTTATTTCTTTTATGTATTTATCAATAGTTGAATGTGAGAATCCAAGTAAAGAACCAACCTTCCTTAGAGAGCCATACTCAGCATATAATATCATAATAATCTTATCTGTCTCTTTTAAACTGCTTCATTTATCGGCTATCTCCAACAGTCTATCATCTAAATCAGTAAAGAGTCCAAAATCAAATTGATAGTCAGCAAGTAATTCATCTAAGTTAATCTTCTGGGAGTTCTGAATGGATTTCGTAATATTTTTCATATTGTGCGTAGTATCTGGATGTTTTTGAGAATCAGTAGTTCTTAATGAACCTGACGATTCAATATCTTAGTTGCTTGTTGTTATCTAACTCATTCAATTTGGCATTATCATATAACAAAAAGTCAACAAAGATCATTTGCTGACAATCCTCATTTACACCAAACTTCTCAAACAACTCCTTGAAGAACGGGAGCCATTTGAGAAGTATTTCATTATTCGTCATATTTTTCAAGTTTAAGTGTTAGTCTAATTGGCTTATCATCTATATTTTCCATATAACTAAGAGTTCCATATCACTCTTTATTTGATAGCATTTCATCTAAAAGGCTATGCAGTAATTCTCTGTGTTTCTCACTAATATTCATATCTGGTAAACTTGTTTAAGTCCAATTCTATCTTATTGGATCATTCGTAATTTCCACCAAAATCTGTAGTATGTCTAGCATACATTGAAGTTGTCTTAATGTAAGCAGATCTAACATTCTTGCATACAAATCAACAATCATCAAACATTATAACTAAGCAAGCATTCTTCTTACACAGCTCAATGAACTTATCTTCATTTATGATGGTTGTAGGATATTTGTTACTCTGGAATCTTCTTCTTTTAACTTCTACATCTTTCGTAGTTCCATTTCATTCAAATCACATATCCGTTCTATGGAACTGATCTTTATAAGTATTTAACTCTATTCCTCATCGCTGAAGGAATATGTCAGCTAGTTGATTAAGAGATTGACTGTCTGTTTTCATCTTTCTTTGTAATAACAAGGGTTTTGTTTTCGATATCTATTATGTAATCTATGTGGTAGTTCTCATCCATAAGGAATAACAAACTACCGTCAGAAGTGACTTTGTAGTTCATATAAATGGTATTTGAGGGTTTAACATAAAGAGCCGGAATTGGCTCTAATTCTTACATAACAAAGTTACGAAACATTTTTGTTATATGCAAATTTATTTGATGAATTTTTGAAAAATTTTCAACTTTTTTTATCTTTGCAGAGCAAGTGAAAATTCACTATTTGCGACTGGAGTTATTTGACTATCTGGAAGTGGATGAAACATAGCGGATTAACTGTCGAGTTCGAGCCTCGTCCGCACCGCAGAAACCACTTCCAGACCATTCTGGAGGTGGTTTTTTGTTTTATATACCTCCTAAAATAGCTCTAATTTGCGACTGGTTGGTTTTCAAACTTGCGACTGGTTTAACTTATTAACACTCAGTGCAATGAGAACTACTTTCAACATTGGCTTTGTTTGCAGACAGAGCAAAGTCACAAAAGCTGGCAAAGCTCCAGTAGAAATGTCTATCATCATTAACGGGAAGAGAACTTATCTGACTCTTCCTATGAAGGAGGATCCGAAGATGTTCCAGAAGCAAGTTGCATCTAAGAAGATGAATCCAATAAAGGAATATCTGGAGCAGATCTATCAGAAGGTTGTTATTGCTCAAACGGAACTTGTCAAGAATGACGTTCCAGTAACAGCAGCAAGCTTGAAAGATTACATTCAGAATGGTTGTACTACTTCATACACCATTCAGGACTTATTTGATGAATACCTCAAGATTCTCAAGAAGAGAGTTGGAGTCAACTTAACTGCTGCTGTCTATAGAAAGTATGAGATAGTCAGAGATCTGTTCTATGCCAGTATCTCAAATACCAAGCAAGTAACAGAGATTACAAATGGAGTTATAGCCAATTTCTATGCTGAACTGAATCGGAAGTATGAGTCAACCACATCAGCTGCTATGATGGTCAAGCTGAAGACTATCATCACTTATGCTTTGGATAATGGTAAGCTCAAAATCAATCCATTTAACAGCATCAAGATTTCCAAGAGAACTAAGGAGGTGGAATATCTTACTTCTGATGAAATACAAGCCATTAAAAGCAAGTCATTTAATGGAAGGTTGGAGAAGGTCAGAGATTTGTTCCTTTTCCAATGCTTTACTGGCCTTGCTTATGCGGATATGGCCAATCTAACCAAAGAGGATTTTCAGTTTAATGGGAATCAAATCTTCATCAAGAAATGCAGAGTAAAGACTGGAATCAGCTATTTAACTGTCTTAATTGATGAAGCCGTTGAGATTATCAAGAAGTATGACTTTGAATTGCCAGTTCTGTCAAATCAGAAGTACAATTCGTACCTCAAGGAAATAGCCGATTTATGCGGTATAACGAAGCCAATGCACACTCATATAGGTAGACACACCTTTGCTACTTATATGCTCAACAAAGGAGTTTCTATTGAGGTTGTAGCGAAGATGCTTGGACATTCTAACATCAAGCAAACACAGCATTACTCAAAGCTGGTAGATAAGACAGTATTTAGAGCTGTTCAAAATATCTAAAAGAAAGAGGACAACGTTCCTCTTTTTTTATTATCTTTACCGCCCAATTTAGATTGAGTTCTTTGAAAAGCATAACAATGTCAGGTGTATGGTATTCAGCCCAGCCCAAAACCAGAGAAATAAGTCAAGTTGACTTATCTGGAGAAATCCAGTATGTTTAATTTAATTTATTTCTTGTTATGAGTAAGTATGTACTGACTCAAGAGTGGAATCCCACTAAAGGTTGGACAGTTGCTGAACGCATACTGATCCCGAAATCATTCACCATTTCTGCTGATTTTGAAACTGTCAGAGCTGGATTTGTTGAACAACTGGTAGGCTACAAGTTGATTGCAGACCATCAGAAGAACGCTTCAATGGAAACAGACGGTTATTCCTTTGCGAAGCTCTGGAGGAACAATGACGTTGGTGAAATCACTATTAAGATGTATCCTTTAAATGACTAGCTCTATGAGGTATATTCTGTACGATAGGAATTTCACAAAGAGCGATCCGTTCTTTCGCATTGGTGCCGAAGGAGTTAGCAGAGCTGACTTAATGGCTAGTTTCATTGAGAATGAGCTTGCTGAGGTTGAGTCTATCCGATTTGATAACATTGTGTTAACTGATCTGGATACTTTCTTCAGGAGAGCAACATCTAATCAAAGGAAAGAAGTGAAACAAGCACTCGAATTTCAGGAACATTATGAACAAGACTGTTTACCTTTCTAAATTGGATTATGGACTCCCAGAAATGGGAGTCCTTTTTTATTTGATCCATTTTGAACTTGAACCTATCCAATTAATAAGCTAATAATCAATTATTTTCATTTATAAGGATTACTTATGGTCGCATATACCATACTTGTTCAATGTAAGATCAAGTAATTCTTCTGCCGGAACATTTAATTCTCATTTAGCGAGTTTGTTTTTAAATCACTTCTGTAGAGGTTCAGATAACATATTGAACTTCGTCTCATCGTAATCCATTCAACCTTTTATTTCAGTATAATCTCCAGCTCTGTAATGATCAACATATAACTCTAAAATTTCATTTGCTGGGCAACTCATTTTAATCTCTTTAACTTTTCTAATAAAAGAGCATTTAAGGTTATCTGGCAATACAGCAAATAAAGCAGGATCAAATCACAGCATCTGTTCTTTTGTTAACAGATATTCTGTGTCTCTATTTAAAAGAACAGTATAAATGTCAGCTTCATCAAATACAGCAGGATTAAGTCAATAATCTTTTTTATTTCTACTACCTCCAACTCTAACGTAATTTATTTTAGGAAACATATATCCACCAGTTGCAGATGGGTTTCCTATAACAGAACGTACATCATCCCAATCAATTCCGAATTGTTCCAACTCTTTATAACCAGTACGTTCTCTATCGTTGGCTCCTAATCAACATTCAAACACATATTTATTAAGATATTTATCTATGTGCTTTAATTGTTCCTTTGTAAAATCTCCAATACAAACATTAATCCATTTCATAAGTATTTACATTTAAAGTACCAGCAAGTAATCTATTATAAAGGTCTTTACAGTTATCTTGATTCTGTAACTCATTGTCCATAAACCATTTCGCCATTCTAGCAACCTTAGAATCTGCAGATTGAGCAAGTTTTTTTACATCGTTAAGTTCGGCTTTTGTGAGCTTCTGTTTAACTCTTGGGAATCATTCTTCACTTAAATGATAGCCATCATCTAATTTAGATACAATACCTAGGTTAATGGCTTCTTTAATATAGTTATAAAAAGTTCTTTCCTTAACTCCAATCTTTTCTGCTAATGTTCTGTTATTGTAATAAACATCATTGCTCTTTCCAACTCTATAATCAGCAATTCTGGAAACAAATACAGCAAGTTTTGGATTTATGTTGTAAAGATTATTTGATAGAACTCTGAAGTGTTTATTAACTTTTATGCAATATTTTACAAGATTGTGTCCTCTCTTGTCATAAGCATCCTTCTTTTCTATATATCCAAGTGTTTGAAGTTTCTTGGTATATTTTGAAATAGTATCTAACTCCTTAATTCCAATCTTATTTGCTATTGTCTCTCTGCTTATATGAACCGTACCATCATTTTGCAAACCTTGTCTGCAAAGAACTAATAAAGTGGCTTCTTCTAAAAAACTAAGTGACTCTGTTTTAGGCATTATAAAATGATTCATTTGATTTTTTGTTTATTTGATGAATTGTATATGGAGCGAAGCTCCTAATCTAGATATTGAATAAATAGTTACTGATAATATATATAATGATATGATGCCCAGTTGTGGTGCATACCCACACCCATCTGTGATGCAGACCCATACCCACTTCCAGTGCATACCCATACCGGATTTTTTGCATACTTCAGTTGAAAAATATAAGGAGTGATCAGCTCCTTATATTCATCAAATAAACTATTTTTCACTACATCTTCTTTCTTTCTAATAGGAATAATATGATTAAAATTAAATGGTAATCTTTTAAAAGGGACTGTACTTCACAGCAGAGTCCCTGAAAATGTACATATGTTTAACTTTTAATTATTTAGATGTTTCAGTACAGCCACAAGCTGCATCTATAAACAGGAAATTTCAAATAAAAGGAGATATATTTCAATCTCCTTTTTGGACTAATGTTTATGCAATTATTAGATCTTCGAGAATTTCTTTATGCAAATATACGAATAATTATTTAAAAAAACAAAATTTTTTGAATATTTTTTTGAATTTTTTTATTCATCTTCATCAGGTCTTCGGAATCTCTTAATATTACCTTTAGCTCTATGAATTGCCTTATGACAAATCTCACATAAACAGATAAGATCTTCTAGATGCTCCTTTTCATTATACAGATGCTCATATGTTTTGTGATGTACTGTTAATCCGATTCCATCCTCAATTCTTCTTCCGCAACATTGGCATCTTCAGTTATCTCTTTCTAACACTAGTTCTCTTATCTGTTTAAATGATTTGCCTTTTATGTATCTTTGGTATTTCAAATAAGATTTACTTCTAACCTTCCTTTTAGATGGTTGATTTAACATCTTACACTGTTTACTATCTCTACACATTAAGTTCTTTTATTTGGCATCTTTGACCACTAGTATCTCTTATACTGAAATGTACTCAGGTCTTAGTTGCACTCTTTTCATAGATTAATTGACCAAACTTTATTCCTCTTCCAATTAGGAATCCAGCTAACCAATAATATAGATTTTTAGCAGACATTCCCTCAACTTGTATATCAGCAGCTCAAGCTTTCATATGACTGGAATTAGATACTCCACCAACCAACTGATTCAATCTTGGACATCTATATCCACTTGTTATTTTTATTGGCTTACCTAACGCATCTCTTATTATTTGCAAGGCATTTAAGAGATCTTGAGCATTCTGTATATATTGTGGAGGTATGCTATTGTCTATTCCGAACTTATTTGCTGTGTAGGAATATTCTAATTCAGATTGATTAAAATTCTGAGTCTGTATCATTGTTAACTTTATTTAAATCACCGACAGTTAATGATGTACCATTGTGTTCAACTTTAGCATCCACACCTTTATCAATTGCCTTAATAACTGTACCAAGTGCAGCAAACGCAAACAACTCACCTACACCAATAAATACACTTGAATCAATTACAGCTAAAGGTGGTACAAAGAAAGAAGTAACGATTAAACCAACTGCGATAAAGGAGAAGAACTTAAAGTAAAAATTGTGTAACACACAATCTTTAACACTGGTCTTTATATTTTCATTTGTATCCATAAGCAGTCTTCTGTTTACCGTTACAACAATCCTTTATTCCCTCTCGTCTTCTATTAAGAGCTTTACCAGCTTCTGTAGCTGAATTATACTCTGCAACAAACTCATCATCCAAATTAAACTGTACAACCGCTCTACTGCGGTCTGGGTGATTATCGGCTGTAAATCTGGTATTCTTTCCTGCTTCTAATAAATCGGTAATGTGGGAACTTTTATAATCTTCGTTTGCTCATCTTTCTAACAAAGCTTTATGATGTTTTTCTTTTGTTTCCTCTGAAACATTTCTTCCATCACCTCCGTCTTTAGCATTATATGATCGGTTTACCTTTCTGTAATAACTGGTTAAATCCTCTTCAATCATATTTGCTTCTAACAACGATAGATTGTCAAAAAGGATTCTATGCTCGAATTGATCTCATCCATACTTCAAGATTGCTTTGGCAAAAGCTGTATGAACGTATTCTCCATTTTTTCTTTTCTCCAAATATCGTTTACCGTCTTTACCTCATCTATTAGATACTGGCTGGCAAGTAATACCAATGTACACTTTATTAGACGGTGATTTGTGCATATAAACCTTATGATTGTTCATACTCTTCGTAATCACAAGCCAAAACGGATGGAAGTGTAAATTCAATTGTCAAGTAGCATCCAGCAGTCATATCCTTGAATTTCTGATAGAATAGGGTGAATGTTCCCGGATAGTTTAACTGTACTTCTGGAAATCTGTCATTAAAGCGGTTTACAATGTTCTGAAGCTTAATCATACCTCTGGAGTGGATGATTAACTGATTATTATCTGTTTCATCCCATCTAGAAATATAATAAAGATTCAGAGAGTATCTAATTGTATCCTCATCTCATCTATGTTGGTTTGGAGTAATATAGAAAACATCGTAATCTATATCTGGAATTGAATTTAAGTTAAATATATCCTTGCTTCCAGCAAAGTTTATATTTGGCTCCTCCAATGCTGATTTCTTCAATTCCTCAATAACATTCCAATAAGTTAGCATTTGTCGCAACAATCTTTATCAAGAACCTTTCCTCTATATCCACCAAGCCAAATGCCGTTGGAATGAGAAGAATAAAGGTTCACATCACAACAATCATCTAATTCTGGAAACTTCTCCTTGTTACTGCAAAGATAGGTTTGGAGCCTCTTCTTATAAACATCTGCTTTATTCTGGTAATATTGTCTTATTAGATTGATTTGTCCATTATCAACCGCATAGTCTTTTTCATCATCAGCTCTCATCAATCCAAAATTGGACATCTTGTAGCTTACTGGAATGATGACTTCGCTAAGAACCTGATAAAGCAGGAATGGTTCAATATAGATATCCAAAAGATCTTTGTAATCCATATTCTCAATATCTTCTATCTCTCTATCGAAAATCTTCTGTTGAAGTGTCTCCAGCAGACATTTTCCTAAAACACTTCTAAGTTCAACATCTTGAGCAAGCTTTATTGCAGTTAAAAGGAACTTTCCAGAAGTGTTATCATCAAGCATTGACTCACTCTTTATGTAGTCTTCGCTAATAAATAAAACGTCTCTATATGTATTTGCCATTATATCAAAACGATTGTTAATGCTATTCCAAGTCCAGCAGTAGTAGCTTGCCAGAACATCTTTTTCCTTTTTTCTTGAATGATTTCCTTATTCAGCTGTTGAACTTTCTTATCCCTTGCTTCCAACATCTCTTTTAGATGCTTCTGTACTTCATTATCATTTTGGATTACTAAGTTCTGTTTGAAGATCACAGAATCTTTTAGAGATACAAGCTTTTCAAATTTCCGAATAATGGTGTCATTCTGGGCATTTAATGCAACAAAATTTTTTATAGTGTCATTGCTCACCTCAACATATTTGATCGTCTCTACCAGCCTATTTTTGCGTTTCTTGGCTATTTGTATTTGACTTTCCAAACTGTCAATTTGATTTTCAAAAATATCTACATCGTTTAAAAGAGTTTCATTGTCTTTTGTAAGTTTATTTATCTTGACAATTAACTCCGAATTTTCTTGCTTATATGTCTTTAGTTCACTTCTTAATTGCTTTGTATCATTGCATCCTTTGTATAAGAATACTCCAAGTACAAAACATATAACATAAGGGATTAGCCTAGTTCACTGAATTTTCAACATTTGTTTCTATACTGAATGGAGTAATTACAATAGAACCTTTAGTTCCAAGTATCTTATCAAAGGAATCTACAATCTCGTTTTGAATTGGCCTTACAACCGTTCTATTATAAAGCTTAAATGAAGATTGATATTCCTGCTCATTAAATCCGGTTGTCTGATTGGGGAATCCGAAAAGATTTGGAGTAGCTCTAAATGCTGTGAAGATTTGTTCTCTACTACGTTCAGATAATGCACTATACTTATCATCAAAATCATC